GAAGCTTTCTCTAGTTCTGTTACATTATTTTGTCTAGCTTGTAATTCAGCCCTTATAGTTGCTACATCAGAGGTTCCAGATAGTAATGGTCTGGTTAAACTATCTCGTAAATTTTGTGGTAATAATTGGGTATCAATCTTGGGTTGTGGCAAATCAGAAAAATCTGTTAATCTTCTAATACTAAGATCAAATACATCATTGAGTTCACCCAATGTAACATTTAGTCCCATTGCTCTTTTTAATTCTATAGCTTCTTGTGCTTCGTTTTGTAGTCTATTGGTTTGACTTTCTATTAATCTTTGATTGAGTTCTATATATTTTTTAGTTTGTTCTGCTAATTTATCTTGTACTTTAGCAGATGCTTCTATAACAGTTTTGAAGGCTTCTTGAGCTTTCTCAGAAGATTTTAGCATCGTACTAAATGCTGATCCTTCTGATGTTAATTGATCTAGAATTTCGGCTATATTTTTATCTGGATTATCAGTTAAAGATGATAATTGCTGAGTGATTTGTCCAATAATTTGTGCACTTAGTTCTTCTGCATTTGGACCACCAATAGCTTTGGTCAGAGGTCCTTTAAACCTATCTTTTATTATTTGATCTAGTCCTCCTGTAGTAGTTCTAAGACTAGGATTGTCTCGTATATCTCTTAGTATTAGAGGAAGCTCTTGTTGTATCAATCTGCCAGATTCTATCTGAGCCTGCATTTCCTGTAGTTGTTCGGCAGATTTAGTATTTGGTGCAATATTTAAAAGACCACCTACTGTTTGAGTAATATTTTGAATATCAATAGCGCTGGCACCCTTCAAATTATCTAATACATCAATTTGTCTTCTTAAGAATTCTCCGCCAACAGGTTGTGGTTCACCAGTTAATAAAGCTATCTTTCTATCTAAATCATCAAAACTATTAATAGCTGTTTGTGCCGAACGATTAAGATTAGTAGCAAATCTTATTAAGACATTATCTAGCGTAACAAAACTACTTTTAAGTTGACTGTTAATTACTAATGCTTGTTTAGCTATAAATATTTCTTTATTTTTAACGCCAACATACTCTATTGTTGCAAAAATTTCTGCGTCTGTGGCTTTGGCAAATGCTTTTTCTGCGGACTCCCTATCCGACCCTTGTCCCATTTTCATTTGAATAAATTGCGCTTTAATAAATTCTCGCCTAGCTGCTTCAACAGTAGCATCAAATACTTTTTGACTTTCTGGTGATAATTTTGCTCTGGCTTGAGCTGAGGTCTCTTCAACTCCAATACCTAATGCTTGTGCGCCTAATCTTTCTTGTAATAATTTTCTAAATTCAAGATTTAATTCATTTACGCCTCCCATAATATTTTTGGTACTACCCAAACTTTGATTCACTTCTTCAGTAGTAAGACTACGATCTAAGTTAAGCTTATTAAATGTTGGTAAAAGAACATCGGTAAAATTACGATTAGTTATACTAAAATCTTTAGCATTTTTAGTTATTTGTGTTAAGTTTTGATAGAACCGTGTGAGTTGTTCACCACTTTTTTGTAGATTGGTATTAAAAAATGACCATAAACTAGCCCCTATTTCTACTGCTGCTAAAGCAGTACCCAAGAATGGTATAGCCTTAGCAAAACTACCTAATACTTTAGTTGTGGCTCCAACGGCAGGACCAGCATATCCTGCCATTTGTGATCTTCTAACAGTTCTAGCAGCATCTCTGGCTATATTAGAAAATGCTGATACCGCAGTAACAGTTGTTGCTAAGTTTGTTGTTAAATTAGTTACTTCTTGACCCAGTATTTCAAAGTTTTCAAACATCATTATATTCTTGATGCTGGTTTGTATAGCAGTATCTAGTGACGAAAAGGTTTTTTGTAGTCGTTCAGCCGCTTCCATTCTTAATTGTTCTGAAGTAGCATTAGTTAAATCTTGCAAGTTCTTATCAAATAGTCCTAAAGCATCAGTATTCTTTAGTAGTGCCTTTTCTAGACTCTTAGCTCCTAGAGCAGATAATCCACCTCCTATAGCTCCACCAATACCCACACCTACTTGAGTATTTCTAATAGTCTTTTTACTAGCACCAACAGCTTGTCCAGCAATACCAGCACTAAGCACTAAACTACTAGCCTGTTGTGCTGCTTCACCAATAGTAGCACCAAAAGTTCCTATTGAACCATTTAAGTTTTTAAATGATGATGCCATGCGCTCTATTTGCGGGATTAGTATATTGACCACAGCAGCAATAGCACCAGCGTTGCCACCAATGTTTTCTACTATTCCACCACGACGATATCCAACAACACCACCCTTATTAAATCCTTGAACTTTATCAGCTTTATTTAATCTATTAAGATTACCATATCCAATTCTTTGTGCTGAGTTTTTATTAATAACAAATTCACCAGGAGTTAATAGTGCTGGCACGGTATCTTTACCGGATATTGATCCGCCACCAGCTCTTCTTGTTACTGCTGAAACATTGGATACTCCTAATGCGTCAGCAACAGCACTTAATAAATTAATTTTAGTGCTTTCTTCTAATTTACCACTATTAATAAAGTTCTGAAAAGTGCCTTTATTTGATAAAAATGCCCTAGGTGCTCCGACTGATGTTTTTAAATAACCAAATGTTTGATTAACGTCTGATAATTTTTGTGCTACGCCTTGACCTTGCCACGCCGCCATCACAGAATCTAGTAATTGACCAGTTGATGATTTTCTCATAGCTCGATTTTGCGCTTTAAGAGCAGCTTTATTTTCAGCTTTAGTAAATGATCCTTTATTAATAGCTTTTAAAAATCTTTGAATCTGTCCTTTAAAATCTGATAAGTTTTTACCAGATCCGCCCACTGTTCTAGTGGCATCTGTGGGTATATTTGATGGTATATTAAATTTTTCACCAAGTGATCCAATACCAAAAGGAAAATCTATAGATTTAATACTTTCTGCTTTGTCTATATATGGAGCACCCAATAGTCCTAATGATGCTTCAAAAATACTTCCTATTGCACTTGCTAATGTTGACCCTTGTAGTACTTGTTTTTGTGTTGCTTGATTGACTATGGGCACATTTAATTGTTTTCCTATAGTATTAGCAGTATTCATAATACTGTTCTGTAATGATGTATTAATATTTTTTTCTATATTTTTACTAAATGTTTTACTCGTAACATCACTTAATGTTCCTATAAACACATCAAACGCTTTATTTCCGATAGGAAAACTTTCTTTTCTTGTTCCTTTTTGATTGCCAGACTTTAATGATACTAACCCAAATTGATATCGTTTTTTATCTCCACTAGAATTAAGCATATTTTGTAATATCTTTTCTTCTGTGGTTAATGGTGTAACGATTCCAGCCCCAGCATACTTTCTAATCATACCACCATTAGCAAATCTTTTTGCTGCCATACCACTAACTAATTTATCAATATTAATTGGCGAGTAATCAAAATCATCATAAGAATCTAATGCTTTATTAACTGCTTGACGCAATCTTGTATTATGGAAAGTTTTAGCTAATGACCCTCCTCCTCTAACTGTTTTATAGTCAGCAAGTATAGGTTCTTGTAAACTAGACAATAAATAATTATCTATTGCTGAACCTCCACGAATCGCAGTCCAATTTTGATCTCTTGCAGCTACCTCATCAGTCTGTTTACTCATTTGTGCTGCTAGTGCCGATGCTCTAGTGCCAATAGAACTATTCTTAGTAAGTTGTTTGGCCGGAGTTCCAAATGGAGCAATTTTTTCTCTCCAAAATCCACGTTTACCCATATGAGTTACTAAATCAGATTCTAATTCTGGTATAATTCTTGATGATGGCACTTCTATAAATTCACTACCAATTGCCATACCAGATCCACCAGTAGTAAATATATTATAGGCTTGCTTTTTAGCATAAGAGATTAGTTGTGACGTTGTGAGCTGAGCCAATTCTGTATCGTCCAATTCTTTAAATTTGCTTCTGGCTCCTCTGGCTCCTGTTTTACCCCTTCCCTTGGGCATTCTTACGCCACCGGGCGAACCGCCCTCATACTTTTGAACATATCCACCCATGTTCATTTGAGCTAAATTACTAGCGCCAATAGTTTCAACAGCTTTTTTACGAATAACAAATTCACCAGGAGTAAGCATTGCAGGATAAGTATCTCTATTGCCAGTGCCTGGAACTAAACCTCCACTAGCAAATCGTCCAGCCGGTCTATTTATTAGTAAACTATTATTATTAACAATATTTTGATTAAGAGCTAAAACAGATTGATTAAGAATATTTAAGGTTTGTGCAAGAGAGGTGAGGGCATTGGTGTTGGCTGATAAAACTGCTCCAGTGACGCCTCCGCTGGGACCGCTACCACCAGTTGGCGACGGAGTTGCTGTTCCACCACCCGTATTTCCACCGCCGCCACGACCAAAGGCTTTACCAAAACCACTAACATATTCTGTTACTGCTCCACCAACCTTAATAGCTGCAAATGTAGCTAGCAATGGTAGCAATGGCTTAAGGGCTCTAGCCAAATTGATAAATGTATCTGCTAATAATAGAGATACTGTTACGAAAGATTTAAATGTTGCGCTTTCTCCCAACTCTCTAACTAGCGCTAGAAAAGATTCTCTGGTTTTAGTAAACTGAACAGCTAATGATTGTTGCGCCGTTAGAGCATCTTTAGCCGTTGATCCCACTCCTTTCTGTGCAACTATCAATGCTTTTTCTGCGGTGCCAAACTGCTGAATAAGAGGAATAACTTTACCAATTTGTCTGAAACCACCAAGTTCTTCAGATATAGTAGCAAATTGTGCTGATCGTGGATCAATACGGCTGAGCCCTTCGCTTAATCTTCTGGCCGCTTCATATACTCCAACGAATTTTTTCTCAGAGTCTTGTAATTCAATACCAAATTCTCTAAGCTGCTCTATAGTTTGTGTTCTTTGAATACGTGTAAAAATAGTTCTTAAGCCAGTAGCAATAGTTTCTGCGCTTTCACGAGTAGTTGCTCTTACACTAGTAAAAATAGCAATAAACTCATTTAGAGCATCGGTACCTTCGCTAACTCCACGACTAGCAGCAGAGAAAACACCACCAGTTCTTTGAATAGCAGTAATAATATCACCAGCTTCAACAGCAAATGCGGCAGCCACAGCGTTGATACTACCTAGTGCGCCATCTAATTCTTTAGCCTGCAATCCAAACTGTCGTATAGCGGCAATAGCGCCTTCTGTTGTATCTGTTAAACTATCAAATGATGGTGCTAGAGCGGACTTTGCTAATGCTTCTAGAGCTATCTTAGTATCTTCTGCTGATAAGCCAGCTTGTGCTAGTGTGGTTGCTACAGTTAATAGATCACTAGATGCCACGCCCAATGATGTGGATAGTCTTGTAATTTCTTTACTAACCGCACCTAATTGTCCAACTGATTGTCCTGTAACTTGTGATAGTCTTACTATTTCTTTATTAAAACTTAAAAATTCTTTAAATGCTCCACTAAAAGCATTCGTTAATCCAAATACTATGGATGTTACTGTACTAAACGCAGCAAAACGCTTAATTGCTAATCCAGACTGTTTACCAAATTCCTCAATTTGGGTGCTAGTATCTGCCAAAGCTTTACCCGCACTAGACGCTGCTTTGGAGGTTTTTGCTAGTGTCGCAGCATTACTGACAGACGAAGTATTTAAACTACTAAGAGCTGACCCCAAATTAGCCACAGTTTGACCTAGTGTGGCAACACTACTATTAGCTTTGGTTGCTGCTCGTGATAGGCTATTAAGTCGTGTCGTAATAGATGTTATATTTTTACCAGCAGTATTGCCCACATCTAAATTTAACTTAAATTTATTGCTACTTAGATCTCTTTGTATTTTAGAGACTATGGGCTTAATATTACTTGGGCCTTGTAGATTGATTTGTGCAGTTAAGTTAAAAGCTGTTGCCATTATATACCTCCAAATACACAACTATCCACAGCAGTCACTAGGACAGGTGTGGATAATTGCAATTGATAAAATAATTGTAAGAGAAATTTATGATGCTTCTGCTGAAGATTCCTGTGTTGATTGTGTAGTCTCAGCATTATTAGTTTCCACTATAGGATTACCATTATCATCTAAAAATGGTTGAAAATCAACTATGTACTCACCACTATCATCAACCAAATTTCCATCCTTATCAACGAATTTTCCTTCTTCGTTAATATATCTCCCAAATTTATCAACTAATCTACCATCAGCGTCAACTAATCTACCCTTATCGTCTATGAGTTCCAAATTATCATTTACCAATTTATATTTGAGTAAAAATTTATTTTCTGGTAATTTTTTCTCATAGTCACTATCTAAACCATACATTAAAGAGGCTAATTTTTGAGCACCCAATAAAGCAACGGGGTCTGTTGACCTATTGAGGTAGTCGTCATAACTCTTAAAATATGGCTTCTTAGTATCATTATACACCACACATACCGAAACTAGATAATTAAATCGGGCATTATCAGCTTGACCTTCGGCCGTATGAGTATCCAGATTAGTTTTAACAGAGATTAGTTCTCTTAGTTCATCTCTTAGGGTTTTAATCTCAAGGGCCATACCTTTGGCCTGTTTTAACGATATGCCACCCTTTGATAGCGCCTTATCCTTATCTGCTATTTGTTTTTGAATAGTAACAAATTGCACTTCTTTTTTCTCGTCCCATAGTCCTTGTTCTTTTAGTAAATCGTCTAGTCTGGCTCGGACTATAGAACCAGATTTTACAGCATCTGAAAAAGCCTGATTATAAATCTTTTGGGCCTCTCTTTGATCATGTAGATTAGTAGCTTTGATTTCAAACTCTTTATCATTACCATCTATATTTACAGTAAAAATAGTACTAAACATCTTATTTCTCCTTATTCTTTGGTTTGATTACAAAATTATAACTATAATTATATTTATTTTGATTATTTACATATGATCGTAATTCATTAACAGCAGATCTAATCTGATGATTACCATGGTTTAATAATTCATATCTTAAATCCTCCCATTTATCCCTAAATAAATTTTCTTGTTTGGTTGATGGTTCATCACCATGCTTCCATAAATATCCAAAAGACTCCTCAAATCTTGCAATAGATCCTATCATTAGTGTTCTCATTCTTTTTTCTATATCATTAATTAATTTATTATCTATATTCATATTATCTCCTACTGTTTAGTTGATTTCTAAGTTCTCTTTGTACATGAGGTATTTCATATTCCTGAAGGGTGCCTTTTTGATCTAATAGTTTATTAGCGACTTTTAGGTCTCGTCGAGTTTGAGGATCATTTAATGCAAAAATTTCTTTCTGTGCTTGTTTATTAGATTCTAAAATAAATACCTCTTGACCTGCTTTATCCTTAAGATTATATTTTTCTGTAATGTGTTGTGTTTTCTTTTCTTTAGTTATTTTTTCGTGCTGATGCAACATCCAACCATCTAATGCATCATCATCTTCAATAATATCATTATCAGGAGCTTCCATATGTTCTCTAATTGCGTCTAGCGTTCTAGTAAAATTTACTAGTGATCTTTGCTCATCTGTCCAATTAATTACCGGTCCACTAAATACATTATCTTTATTAGATGTCCAATAGCTTCTCCAAATTTCACTACGAGCTAATTTTTTAAGTTCGTATTGTCCTATGGTATTCTTGTATATTTCTGGAATAATTTTCCCTAAAAGATCAAAGTCCAAATCTTCTATATTAGAGCTAAAAATCCTAGTACCATTCCTATACACCATGGTTGAACACAGATATTGATTTTTAATATTTTGTGCATATGCTTCTAAAGTCAGATAATCAAAATAGTGTTTTTTAGATTGTAATTCTATAATATTCTGATTAATACTACTAATGGCTTTTTTTAGTTCAGCTTTAATATCGTGAATAAAAAAATTTAAATAATACTGTATTTTAGTATTATCTAAAGACTTTTGGATATCCTCTAGTTTACTTTCTTGTTCACTATTCCATAAATTATTAACAGATAATAATTTTTCAATAGTTTTAGATGATAACCATAAATTATCATACTTATCATTATTAATAATATCTATATAAATAGTATGAGCCAGATACTTACTAGAAATATCTGGCGCTACTATTTTATAATCTATATTATCTACTTTTATATAGTAATATCCATTGCATATCCTATAAAGGATATATTCATTATCAAAGTCCACATTAGTCCTATTTTAATTGCTTACTGAATATTATTATCTCCATTTTCATCATAAATACACAATGTGTTATAGCCAATATAGGTGAATGTTTCAGTAACATTTCCACCACCAGTATCTCCACCACTATAACTAATGCTTTGTAGAGCATTTCCACTACCAAGATTAAATGCATATATTATATTACCAGAAACATCGCAAATTGGAATATAGATATTCTGTTTCTGATATCCACGACCACTACAATTTGTAGTAATTTCATCAAATAGAGCATTGCCACCATCAGCAACGTCTTCAGCAATTACATCAAAAGTTGTGGTAATTTCAATAGGAAAGTTTACAAAGCGATGAAATGGCGAAAACTGTCCAAGAGCAAACATTTTTTCTCTATTAAAACTAGTGCTAATAGTTACATTACTCAATTTGCGATTCTGAACTTCTACTGGTAGCTTTAAAGTATTACCTAGATTAAAGTTTTGTCTACGAAGAACGCCACCAATACCACCCAACAAGACTTGTGGATTTGCACTTGCTGGTCCATCAGTAGCGGATGTATGAGCCTTATGACTTCCAACAAATGTAACTTCTTCAGTAAAATTACCCTCAACAGGGAAAGTATATGTTAAAGAATCTACGAAACATCCTGTCATATTAATGTATGAAGTAGCAAAAGCGTCATCTACCACAGAGTCTTCTTCTCTACCAACAGTAAGACTAACACTGGATTTATCATTAGCATGAACAACAATACATCCATCAGTAGCTGGTGGAGCAACGTGATTCGCTAAACTAAGCGTCCAAATAAGCTTATGTCCGTCTAGTGCCTTATTAATGGTAACTTGAACTTCAGGATCTGTTTGAATATTATCATAAACCTCTAGACGACCTAGCTGGAAAACCTGTTCCAGATTAAAATTAGTATCTACTGATACGCTTTGGGCGCCCTGAACTACGCCACTATTAACGGCAACGGCGTGACTAGCATAAAAAATTCTTTTATTTGCCATGGGAACTCTCCATTAATAAAAATAAGATTGTACTGTAATCAAATATACACCACTAATTATTAATTTGTGAAATTATCTCAACTGTGAGTTTCACATTAGCCTCTGATAAAAATGGACTAAAAGATTCTACGCCAGAAGCAAAAATATCGGTCAATCTACTATTTAACCAATAATAATTACTATTAGTTAAAAGTTCACTATAATTTAAACGATCATTATTAAGTGTTCCATCAATATTAAATGGCTGAACATTATCTCTAATAACAAGATTAGTATCATACATACGTATAAATTTATCTTGTTGTAGTCTTAGTATATCAATAATAGTATTTCTACTAGACATATTTTCGGCCACAATATGTAACATAACTTCTTGTTTCATAATTAAAGATTTATCACCTAATTGAAAAGGCTTAGACAATCCGCGAGCAATAGACTCAATAATAATAGCTGGTAATTGAATTCTATTATTACTAAATATACTAAAATCGCCCTTGCTAATTTGATTAAAGTGAGCCGCGTTTTCATCAGTTTTATACTGTAATTGCTGCCACCATCTCGCACTATCATAGTTATATACTTGTATCCATCTATAAGAATATTCCATCTCTATATTTAAGCTAGTGGATACTGGACTATTGAATATAATTCTACTATTAATATAGTCTACTTTATAAGCATAAGATCCCGAAGTATTTAATGGATAAAAAATATTATTAATATAAATACCAGTAATTAATGTTGGTGATGATGTTTGGTGATACTCTGGAGGACACGGACTAGAATTAGGTATTTCCTGTCCCACAGGAGGAACACACTTACTAAATGTTATATCCTGTTCCCATATCCAATCTTTTCTCATAGTTTGCCATACTTGACCATTCTGATAATTAGGATCAGTGGTAGGCTTTAATTTGGCTAGTGGATTACCATAAATATTATTCTGTGATCTTTCTACATTAATAAAACCACCAATATTCAAAAATCCCCAATCTAAAAAGGACTTAATATTATTCTCTATCTGAGCTAACATTAGCTTTTCACCAATGCTGCTTACTCCACTAAATTTTTCATTGTTATATTGAAATGACATTGATTAATCCTTAAATGCCTTTAGTAGTATATTTTGAATCTCGCCTTCTATACTATCTATAGAACGAGTAATCCAATTATTATTAATAGTGCCAGAATATTCAGCAGGAACAGACCACTTACCTGATATTACACCTTTCATGACTGCCATGCCTGTGCGAGATCGTGGATTTGGTCCTAATTCTACATTATAGTCTTTAATAATGGTTTGATTACCAAACAGCAATAGCCATTCCAACCAATTAAGATCGGTGCCTTTCTCTGTGGTAAGTATTGCTACTGAGCTATTAATTATATCACTAAAATCTCGCTTAATCATATTAATAACAAAGCCACCCTTTAATACCGATCTACCAACAGTAATGGTCTTGTATTCCACGTTAATATTTTGCCAAAAACCCATAATACTGTTTAGTCTAGTGTCGCTATCCGGTAAACCAAATTCAGCCTTTAACTGTCCTGAGAGTAATGATTGATATTCTGGTGCAGCCTTAATAGCATCTATAACAACAGCTTGAATCTTTGGTGATACTGCCTTCAGTGTTTTTTTAAAGTACTTATCAACCTGCGGAACCAATGCTTGTAATATATTATTAATTATTTGAGCCTGAGTATCTACCAAATCTAATGAAGCTGGTATGTATACCATTATTGTACATTCTGCCAAGTAGTTATAACAAATGAATTATCACCAAAACCCACAGGAATAGGATCTCTATATCGTATAAATTTAGTGTTAGTGATATCAACAATATTAGTATCCACAATAATATATGATGCATTTTTAAGTTTAGGATATAAACTAATAGAACACAATGACTGTATCATGCCATCAACAAAATTAACATTATTTAATTCTAATTGATCCATACCAAAAAATACTGGTTTAATAATACCCAAGTAAACTGTTTCATCAGCAGAAAAGCTCAAACTACCAGCCCCAGTACAATATGGACAAATCTGACCATTGACAAATGGTAATGGTCCACCGGTTTGATAAATATTACTGGATCTTTGACTAATAGGATCATAAACACAGTTTGGACAATCACTCAATTTAGTATTCTCAAAATATAATTTACATGGTACAGTTAAAGCTGTATTTTCCAATAGTGCCGATATAGCATCTTTAAAAGTTTGTTTAAACTGTGATGTGATAATACCAGCAAAAGGATTCATATGTTACCTATTAATAAAATTGATTATTTTTAAATCTACTATGATTATAGTCAGGATTATTAAGATTCTGAGGATCAAAATTATTCCCAATAAATGGACTAAATATGGCTCTAACAGCACTAGCATTGGCCACATCCCAGTGTTCAACCAGATCGTCATATAGAGCGCACGGACCATGCTCAATAATATGTTTCCAACCAGTAATATTACCACCAACAGATAAACTAGCTGGTCCTAAAGCAGCCCTAATGCCTTCTAGTGCGGCCTTGGTTCTAAAATTGCTCTGATCAATAATACAGGCAGCTTTGAGACTAACTAAACTAATAAAAATATCATCATTATCTAGTGTAGGATCTGGACTAATACTAAGATTAACCACATCCACAGCATAACTATGATCTAAAACCACATCAAATTGAACATATTTTGCTGCAACCACTAGGCATTGTTCTATTCTAGAATCATCATAAGTATATGTTGGGCCTAGATCATTAATGAGGGTGCGTACTATAATGGTTAATTGTTCTTGCCATGCCATAAGTCTGTCCCCGTGTGAGTAATATGATTTCTATTATAGATATACACCTATAAAATAAGAAAGGCTGGCACAAGGCCAGCCCATCTTACTTTTTGAGTATTAATCTCAATGAGATTAGAGAGATCCGAGTAGAACTCTACGATTGTCTAGAACAGCAAAGCCCTGTTCGCCCCAACCATAGAAACCAGCTCTCTTCTGACGATGAAGAGTATCGTCTTCGAAGATTTGAACTTCTTGACGAACTGGCATTATGAAACTATCTCTCTTGCGTAGATCAAGACCAACTACTAGTTCAACGTCACCTTCTGGTAGTGTGCTAGTGAGCACATTGTCGAAGAATAGTTGATACTCTTGACCTTCGCCAAGCTCATCACGATCATGTAGATTGACGCCGAATACACGATTAAGTGTACCATCAGCAGCAACATAAATCTCACGACGAGTAATTTCGTCTACCTGATCTAGACCCCAGTTGCGAATGTCTTCCATTGCTTCTGGAGAAACATAAAGGTCAGTTAGCATACCACGGTTATTACTGGCACTGTTGCCACCACCGTTTCTACGCATAACTGTCTTCATAAGAGAAACTAATCTCTTGGTAAACTGACCACTATCAGCATCGCTATCAAATACTACGATATTGCGATCAACACCAGCAGCAAGTAGCGTATGCCAGCCGTCGTCGTTCATCTTCTTAACAAATTGAGCTTCCATAACTTCCATAGCACGACCAACAACGTCCCAACGAGCGTCACGAGCATACTTTAGAAGATAATCAATGCTGGCACCAATATCATATGTTGGCACCATAACATAATCACCCTCAACATGGCGCTCTGGAATATAGCCATGATTAGGAATTGTGTAAGCCACAAAATCCTTCTCAGTGCCTGGAGCAATGAAATCTAATGGAAATTCTGGAGTGGCACTTTGAGCAAGAACGATTGGCTCAAAAATGTTATCTAGAATATTACCATTTAGGATACCCTGACGGAGTGGAAGTTCTAGGGCTTTTGCAAACTCCGAATTTGCGGCTAAAGCCTCCTCTTTATTCAGTGAACCAGAGCGAACTAAGAGGTCAGTTAGTTCTGGAGTGGGTTGAAATGACTTAGTATTAGCTGACATTGTTTATTTCTCCGTTTCTTAATTACTGAATGTTGACTGCGACTTTAGCATAACCATCAGCATCCTTACCGCTAAGGAATGTACCGATTTTAACAGCATTTGTTGATGTTGTGGAAACTGCACCACTAACTCCAACATAAGCAGCATCACCAGCAGATGGATTTCCAGTTACTTTATCTGTTGTGACCTGACCAACTCTTAGAAGAGTGACCTTGCCACCAACCTGAACTTCATCTTTGTGCCAGTTGATATGCTGTCTTGTTAGATCAAGATCAACAACATCATTGAGTAGAATACCGGCTGGTACGCTACCAGATACAGCAGCAGCATAAGCTACAACAGCATCAGCATCGTCCATAGAGACACCAACACCACCAGTAACAAAACTGGCAACGCCGCCTCTTTCTGCTGTTGTGTTCATGAAAAATGAAATATCAGTTAAATGTTCGATACGATCTGGTTTAAGAGCCATTGTTATTCTCCCTTATTAAGTTTTTTACCGAGTCTAGTGCAAACAAAATCTACTAGTGCAGCGCGTGTGTTTTGAACACTATCGTCTTCACTACCAACAGTAATAGTAACATCTGTTGGTTCTTCAACATTTTCAAGAGCCTGAGTTAGATCTTCACTCTTGGTTTCTGTTGTTTCTTCAGCCATAGCGTTTTTATCTTCTTTCTTCTTTTTCATCTTCAACACTTCTGTCATAGCAGCAAATGTTTCGTCGTCTACGGCATCAAATCTTTCTACGATAGCTTCTACTTCACTACTATCCATACCACTCTCAATTAGAGCGGCCTTGCGTACCATTTTCTTTTCTTTCTTCATGTAAGCGGCTAAAGATGTTGAAGTTTCTGATAGCTTTGTTTCTAGTTCAGAAATAGAAGCCATCATCTTTTTCTTCTCTTCTTCCATGTCTTTCATCTTCTTGGCGGCCTCTTCATGCTCAACTGATAGTGCCTCTTTTTCTGACTGTAAAGAAGCAACAACCTCAGCATGAGATGCTGTTAAAGATTCTAGTTGTGTTCTGAGTTCAGCAATAGTTGTTTCTGCGGCCTGAGTAGCCTCGGCACAATCAGCAACAACTTGTGTATTTTCTTCGCTCATAGTTATATTCTCCGAATTAATATTGGACTGTGAAACTATTACACCTGATTTTGAAATATCTTCATTTTTTGGTAAATTCATATTATTAACAAACTTAAATGAGTCTTTACTAAATATTATACTATCTGGATTTGCTGGCCTGTCAACATATCCTTTACCAGAAAAAGTAATATTTCTTAGCACTCTACCAATACGATAATTTTCATGTTCACCCATACCACCATAGGCTCTTAAGTACTTACTCAAATATGCTGTATTATTATCTCTAGCTAATACTTTATATTCTCCGGTACCTTTATTAATTAGGCCATAATCAAAACCCTTGAAAAAACATTCCATACTAACATATTTTGTGCCATTTTCTATTTCTTCTATTAATGCATTGGTTCTTTTTTGTAATTCAGGTTTTGTATAAGATTTATAAATTACAGCGCCGGTTAAAATATGATATTTATCAGGCAGATTTTCTATGGGCGTATTTTCATCAATTAAAATACCATCTTCTGTAATTGGATAATTAGATACAATATGACCAATTATTAAACCTTCATCATGTTCTAAGTTTGTGGGTTTGTGTTCGGGACTGTGTCTAGCTGCCCATACCTCATTTTTATCAAAAATATCATCATTTTTATTCCAACTACTGCTGACTAAAATAGATTGTGTATAGTATAAATCGCTGTCGTCCATTGAAGCTAATGCTTTAAAAAAGCCCATAGACTGTGAGCCTTTATCACATGGTTCAAGAGCAGCTGCATAAGATATGCTAGCAGAAGCGCTAATTAATTCGCCAATATTATCATCAAGTTCTGATTGAAAAATTTGCATAAATATTCCCTTAATTAATTAGGTATACACCGTTGCATAAAAAGATGACTTCAGGCTTTTAATCTCGTCTATGTTTAATATTTTATCAAGTTCACCACTAATTTGTTTAATCCAATAATTTAAACTATTAAATTGAATCATAATATTTTGATCATCAATATTACTAATAGCTTTATTTACACTATGTTCATCAATTTTGGAGTAGGCTTGTATATTTAAAAGAATTTTAGTCTTAAAATCATCTAATTCTTTACTTTCTTTAGCAGACAGTTTTCTAAGATTATCTTTTTGATAAAATTCTAATAACATTGGATTAACAATTTCACTTATTTTATCTTGAGCTTCATTTGCCCACAATGCTAATGATGCTCCTGTTCTTGGCGAAAAATCTTTTTCTTTTCTTTGTTTAGAGTCTTTACTATTTTTGGGGCGGCCTTGACCAGATACTCCTATGGGTCCACTACTGGAATTAGGACTATTACCAATCTTTGGCGCTGCTGGAAACTGCGCTTTCATTTCTAATCCAGTGATCTCTCCTCTCTTTTTAGGCTCTAATTCCAAACCAACCTGACTTGGTGTGACAATACCTAATTGTAAAGCAATCTTTTTAAGACCATTTTCAAAATTGGCATCATAATATGGACCGGCTTTTTGCACCATGCGATTAGCATTTCTGTCTCTATCTTCTCTATTAATTCTAAACTTTTCCATAACAGGATCTATGCCGAATTTCATTTGCAATAATTCATCACTAATTACGCTTCTATCTGCAAGCTGTATAAGTAAAGCTTTTTCTGCGTCTTCATTGCTTAAATCCATTCTATCAAATTCTATTTTAGCAGCATACTTAAAGCCCATAGCTTTTTGTACAATCTCGATTTCTTTATCCCAAAAATTCACTAATACATCCCTACCATACTGTAATCTTTGTGTAAGAGTTTTTAAGCTAATAAAATTATTAGTAGTTCCAGATGCTCCGAAAGTACCAGTAAGTGTTGGAGGAATACCTAATCCAGCATATACAGAGTTAAGATGTGGTATATATTTACCTTCACCCAAAAACTGATGAACATTAGTATTGCTCTCTATTAGTTCAATATCTGGACCCCATACCAGATCCATTGTTCCACCTCCCACATTATTGCTTAATATTGCCGATAATTTAGCGGCTGCTGCTTTAGTGGGTGCAATTTTATGTTCTAGACTGCCTAATTTAAAAATTCTTAAATTTGAAACCGCTCCATCTAGAGCGCACATATCTGCTAATTTTAGCTTTTCTATTACTGTAATATCATCCATAATGGCATAAATCATAGGATATGCCCAGGCTTGCCAATCGTCTTTTTTATAGTGATATACTATCGTCTTGTCGGCATTTAATAGATAGGGCTTACGTGTCTTTGCGGCCTCTATAATGTCTGCCGGTAATTGATTAATAATTTCTTTTTCTATCTCATTTTTAGGACTATTAATAATCTTGCGTAATGGAGATGGTAATATAACTCCATATAGTTTTTTATTAGTGAATGACGCTAATGATCCACCCATAACTTCCACATAAGCAGGATCAATAAAGGTATATTTCCATGGAATTTCTTTTTTATTAATTGTAATATCTTCATCTTCAGGATCAGGGATATCTGCTGCTGCCGTAGCTCGATACATTTTATCGGTAATTTTATTATTTAGTTTAGCAGTTTGTCTGTTCAGAACAACATTACCTGTACGATATAAATTATTTAAAAATCTTTCACTACGATCTTTACCATTAATTTTTTTGAACCATGCCTTATAAAATCGTTCTATTCTTTTATTTGGGTGAACTATGCGAATACCTTGGCTAGCAAAATCACCCATCAAATCTATAACATTTCGAACTAGACCAACTCTTTGATATATATCATCAGCATGGTATATGATTCCCTTGATTTTGGTGGGAACAGCTTCTTCTGGTCTAAAAGCATAATAATCATTACGAGTTAATCCCGGACGACCACCAACATTAGTATCTAAGTTAGAAAAATCTAATCTGGTGCGTCTGGCTGTGGTTCTTTCTACAACATTATATTCTGATAAAGATTCTGATGAGGCTTTTAGAGCTTTTTCTTTACTATCAAGATCATCACCCCATGTAACATAAGCAGACTCATCAACAATTTGAGCATTCTGAATAATCTGATTTTTTGAGTGTTGTTTAGCCATATTTTTTAATATCTTTGTAATTGTATTATATTAGTATTAACTTATACACCATAATTATCTATATATGCCACCATAAATACCTTCTTCATTGGCGGCTGATGTAAACCACTCAGGCCCTTTGTATAATTGGCCGCTTATCTTGCCACCATCCTTAGTGGATCCTCCTATAACATTATATTCTGGACCAGATAAAACCCTATTCATTTGTCTTGCTAACATATTAGCAATTACCAAGGAGCTATATCGGTCTTTTCTTAATCTGCCTTTTCTGCCATTTGCCGTCTTTACTTCAGGAGTATCCCACCGATCTCTTGATCCAGAAGCTCCACTAGTATGTGTCATTACAATCGTAGTTAATTCATTCTTTAATTCTTCTATTTCTAGAATACACTCACTTAAACTATCATACAAGGGACTGCTGAGATCTGTAGCTAATATGTCCTTGCCTTCATTTTCTAGCGCTAAACCTAGTGTAAGATTATCAAATCGTGGAAACAATAAAGCTTTATCTTCCAAGTCTTTGCGTAATCCATGATTAGCCTGTGCTGTCCAATCTGCTCGTGCAAATTGTACCAGTTCTAAAATATGTAAACCAACCTGATTATCTGTGTCCTTAGATTTATCATAATCAATAACTGGCCATATTAATTGTTCGCCATCATTTAAATTTTGAGGATCGTGTAAAGCTTCTTCAATAGCAACTCCACCACCTTGAGCGTCCATACCTATTCGCACAGGAGGAAAAGTATGCATTAAACTACGAATCTTTTTAGCACAAAAACTATAAAAATCGTGTTCTGCAACTAATCCTGTTTTTTGTCTTTCTTTAAAATTACTTCTATTAGTAGTCCAACAATAGACAATGCGACTATGATCTTTATATAATTCTAGAATAACTATACTAAAATTGTCCTGTTCAGAGGCGGGATCAATACCATAAATATATTGTTTATTAATATCTCCTTTTATAGTAGCATCGAATACTACTTTACCACTCATGGGTAAGATTATATCCTTTTTATTGTCTGTAACACAACTTTCTATAAGGCTACGCTTAAAAAATCCATCGCTATCTGCTGTAAAACAAGCAGCATATTCCATATTATATATACCAGTATGAATAGTTGCTTTGGCTCGTGCAACCTGTTTATCATCCATAAATCCTGTAGGTATTAATTCATATGGAATGCGGATAATACTATAATCTTTCCAGTTAAAATTATTAGGAACTTCACCCTTAAAAATCTCCTCTAGTTTATGTTGATCTCCTTGGCTTTCTATAATAGCTTTATATCTTCTCCAATAGCTAGCAAAATGTTTGAATGCATAATCAGCAGTGCCACTAATAATAGCCTGATTACCCATTTTATATTCTAGTGCTTCTAATTCATTATTCCATAATCCTGCTGCTTTCATCGCTTTCTTTTTCGCTTCTTCTTTAACATTCTGTATAGGACTAGCACTAACAGCAGCGAATCCTGAGACTACTGTTTCATAAATATCAGGACTAATACTAGCAAATTCGTCTGCAATAATAATATGTGCTCTAAGACCTCTAATCTTACTACCGTCGCCCATTGGGATAGCCACAGCCCAACTATCACCAAGTCTGATAGTGCATCTGTCAACATCTCGTCGTGGACCATCATCATTACCATTAAAAATACTACGCAATATGGAACTAGTTCTCCATATATTTTCCATATATTCAAAGATAATTTTACTTTGACGAAAAGCCGCGCCCACAATAACTATTTTAGTTCCAGGATAAAATATGCATTTTAATACAGCATATAAGGCTAATAAAAAACTTTTTCCCCAACCACGACTAGCAATATACATAGGAAATGGACGTATCCAAAATTCTTGCAGTATGGCTATTTGAATGGGGTGCAGTTCTATGCCAAATAATAATTTAACCGTCATACCAAAATATTCTGGATTTTTCATTAATCTTAATAGATGCAAATCGGGATTTTCTATATCATTCTTGGACCTATAGATCATAGGGTTTTTAGGAATGATAATTTTTGATAAATCGCCAAGGCCAAGCCATGCGTCATCAAATATGTGTTTATCCTTGATTAAGCCCATATAGATTATAAACTCTTTTCATGATGGAAAGTGCTGTTTTTTCTGCCCATTCTGGAGAACCACAAAAAACAACATGAATATTATGATGCACAGATAGTTCTGTTAGGAACTTTAGTATGAATGCTGGACTAATTTTGATTTTTGACCATGTTTTTTTTGGAACGTCTGAGCCTATTGGATAGTTCATCATTTGATCGTAGTGGCATTCTATGAGAATATATGCGTGTTTATACTGTTTCATACGTTCTATTACATCTTTAAATCTTGGTTCTGTCATATTATTAGCTATTTCAGCTATGCCATTTTTACGCTCTATACATAGAATATTTTCTAAGCCTTCTATACTATAATCGCCAGTATCTAATTTTTTATTGGCTTTAGCATTGTATGGAAATTTCCACGGATGTTGCTCTCTGGTATCAATAATAATAGTAAAATCATCTGTATTCATTTTTTGCTCGCTATTATTCTCATAAAAGTAGACGCATATGACTCTTCCATACCTTTTATAGAATCATGATGTTGTCTACATAGTGTAATACCATTATCTATTACAAATCGTAATCCTGGAAATTGAGCCCAATTTTTAATATGGTGGGCGTTTAATTGTCGTTTTTTTTGACACCCAGGCCATTGACATTGATGATTATCTCTTGTATAAACTTTCTTTCTCCATTCTTTATATATGGGATCTTGAAAATTTCTAAACATTTGCACACTTAATATCATGATGTACCATTTCTTCTACTAAATCATCAAATGAATATTCTGGTTTCCAACCCAGTAGATTTCGAATCTTAGAACTATCGCCATTCAAATATTCTACTTCTGCTGGTCTATATAAAGTAGGATCTATAGACACATAATCTTCCCAATTTAAATTAACAATTTTAAATGCTTTAACTAAAAATTCTTGGACCGAATGCGTAGATCCTGTGGAGACAACATAATCGTCGCCCTGATCTGTTTGTAACATCATATGCATAGCCCTAACATAATCCTTCGCGTGTCCCCAATCTCTTTTAGCCATTAAATTACCAAGATTTAATCTAGTATGTATTTTATGATTTACTAATTGTCCAATATATTTTGTAATTTTGCGTGTAACAAAATTCTCACCTCTTCTTGGACTTTCATGATTAAATAATATGCCAGATGATGCATGGATGTTGTATGAGGATCGGTAAATGCGTAGAAGGTTATGGGAAGCTAACTTAGCAACTCCATAGGGGCTTTGTGGTATCATGGGCGTTTGTTCGTTTTGAAATTTGATATCATCCTGAGCACTAAAACTACAACCAAACATTTCGCTAGTACTAGCTTGATAAAGACGTGTTGCAGGTGATGAAACTCTAATACTTTCTAGTATATTAATTACTCCTAAAGTATTTATGCTTAGCGTTGTAGTAGGCTGACTAAAAGATGTTCCAACATGACTCTGAGCAGCTAAATTATAGAACTCATCAGGCTGATATTTTTGTAGTATACCTGAACAAGAAGCACTATCAGTTAAGTCAAATTCTTCTAATTTGAGCTGTGGCCTATTTAAAATATGTTCAATTCTAGATAAGTTTGGATTACTACATCTTCTCACCAACCCGATCACCCTATAATCTAAATTTAATAAAAACTCTGCTAAGTAGGAACCATCTTGTCCTGATATTCCTGATACTATTGCTACTTTATTGCTCATTAGTAATGACACTTTCTGGCGTTAGGAATGGTCGATCCACAGTTTGGTCTGCAAACTCGTGATACGAATGTAAATCTGATACTGCCTTTTCTGTGGCTAAACGAATAATTTCCATCTCGCGTCCTTCTTTTTCACGAATTTCTTCGTCCTCCAACATGCGTATTAAACCAACCCAGCTACTTTTACCGTCTTCTATTCTTTTGATTCTTTGTTCACGTGTGGCCTTGAGATCTTTGCTAATTTTTTGCTGTTCGTTTAATAGCTTGGTATATTCATTAGTATAGTTAGCAATGCTATTACGAGCAAATCCTAATTGAGTTTCAAGATTAGTTAGTCTGGGAATATCTCTTTGAGTTTCTGGTAAAGCATAAATTTTATCTACTTCAACTTGTAGTTTTTCTGTTTCGGCAATATGTCGTTTGCGCTCTTTCATGCTTCGATTAATCAAAATATCTATTGTGATAAATTGCTTAATTTGTAGTTCTTCTGCTGGTAAAACGTCTTCTCTGAATTGTCTAATAAGATTAATCCATACGCTTTCAAAATATTCTAATTCGCCGCTCTCATTATCAAATTGCTTTTTAATTTCATTCCAAAAAGTTTTACTGTGTAATTTGTGCTTTAAATATTCCTCATCATTCAAAATATCATTATCTTCTAATAGCCTATTTTCCACAATGTATCTTTTAACAGGAGCAGCATTACGATTAAGTTGGGATGCTATATCATCTATGGATAATTTTTTCACATTATCTCGTATAAACTTTTCTTCATCTAAGCTTAATTGGCCACGTTTTTTAGTCATAGAGTATCCGTGTTAATATTATTATTTTGCAAGATGTGAGAAATATGGTCCTGTAATTTGAGTAAATCTGATTTGCTCACTTTTCCACCCCCCTTGAGCCTCAAATATGTTTCACGATACTTAAGCTCTAGGTTGTTTTCTATGAATGATAGTAGTTCATTATTGGATATGTGGTAAAGAATATCTTGTGGGTCGGCCGATTTATTTTGATCGTTTTCTATAGTGGTGGTTTTCATTAGGTTTTTTTTAGTATTGTTACGATTTTCCCACTGAGAATATATTGAACAATCATTTTTATTTTTGTATTTGGAACACTGATTAGTCGATTTTAAATTTTTAGGATCATGAAATGGACATCCCACACAAACATTATCTGGGCGAAAATAATTATCTCTTTTAAAGTTAAAGAGCCGATTTCGCACATGGGTCCACAGAAAGTTTTCTAGTGGGCGCTTATTATCGTAATTTTCTAATCCTTCAAGAGCAAATATTGCTGCTTGTTGCTTCATATCCTCAATTTCATGATAACCAAATTTAAATTTATAGATTAATTTTTTACTAATAACGTCTAAAGCTTGTAGAAAATCACTTTCTGAAATATGTTTGCGCTTAAAAATATCATTCTTTTTGTTTGTCATCTTGTTTTTGTAATAAATCCTCTATAGAAATAGAACTATCAGCAGCATTAGCTTCTTCTAGAACGT